TGTATGCTGTCCGCTCCTCTATGCGTTTCAGCAGATAGGCTACATCTTCCGAATGGTAGAGTTCCGCTGCCAATGCAATGATATTACCGCCTTTGCCGCTGCCGAAGTCGTACCATTTTTCAAGCTCGGTGTTTACCTTGAACGATGCGTCCGTTTCTTCCCGTAACGGTGATTTGTACCACAGGTTCCTGCCTTGTTGCTTTACAGGCGTATAGCCCAGACTTTGCAGATAGTCTGCCAGTTTGATTTGCTTTACATCTTGGATTGTCATATTACATACGGTTTTGAAGTTGATGAAAATTTGTTGATTTGATGAACTATTGATGTAATATGTTTATATACAGCCTTGTAACCTTTCAACATCTTCTCAACAAACTGCTCGCCAAAAGAGAAATCCACAAACGGGTGTCGGTGGTCTCTCAACTTCTCTTTTGGCTTGTTGAGATTTTGTTGAGAATGTATATCGTTTATTGTCAGTGTATTTATACCCATATTCAACAATTCAACAGAAAAATGATAGTATTACAGGGATTCGAGTTGCTCCCTTGTGACGGTGTAGAAGCGTCCCACCCTCTTTATCGGCTCATAGTGACAACTTCTGTTGTAATTGCCCTGATAGGTGGTGTAGGTAAGCCCGTTTGGTGCAGGTGTCAGTTTCCAGCACTCCTGCACCACCTTACGCACTTGGTGCTTTTCCGCCTTTACCTGCGAGTGCATCAGCAGTACGACAAGGTCGTTAAGGCAGAATGAAACGCTATCCACATCCATTGCAACCATAATGTCAAGCAGCAGTTCCGACATCTCTATCTCCAGCCGATTGCGGTTGCTACGGATAATCTTCTGCAAGGCTTCTGTATGCAGCAATGTGGGGTTGAACCACATCCGGCTTTCCTTTTCGGTGGATAGCTGTCTGTGTTGCAGGAAATGAAGAAAGGCGGGTATCTCCGCTTTCAGCTTTTGCAGGAAGTCGGTATCATCGGACTGCAAGCGGTCTATCTTGCGCACCCAATAGCGTGTTTCCCCTGCGTCTATGATTACGGGTAGATACTCGTTGTTGGAACACAGCACGAATTTGGCGAAGAACGCAATCTCGTCACGGTCTTTGCCTTTGGCTTCCACCTTATAGGAAAGTGTGGTGCTGAGGTTCTTCAACCGCTCGCTATCCTCCCTGCGGTTGAGCAGCACCTCATCCACCACGATAAGCAACTTGCCAGCCCAGTCGGAATTGAACTGGCTGCGGAAATCCTCGTTGGTGTTGAAAGTCACATTGTTCTGAAAAAGGGCTTTCAGAAAGTTCAGGAAGGTGCTTTTGCCCGTGTTGCGTTCTTCCGACACCAACAGCAGGATAGGCAACTTCTGAATTGGTTGCAGGTAGAGCAGTTGCAGATAGTCCATCCCCAACTCGTACTGTTCCCCGAAGATGTGCCGTACCAAAGATTGGATATGCGATAAATCGCCCTCCTGCGGTCGGTGGTCTATCGGTTCGTAGAGGTTAAGGAACTTGCCGACCACGGAACGGTAGCCGATGTGTTCGGGTACTGTGCAGAAGCCGTCATACTTGGGAACGCTGCCGATGTAATCCTTGCCGTAATCCTGTCGCAGGGTCTCGTTGTTCCATGCGATGCGTTTCTTCACATACCCTCCGTTCAGTCTCGGTTGCTCCACAATCTTGTAGAGCGTTGTCCCGACACGGATAAATTCTTCCTTTGCCATGCCGCCATCCGAAGGTAGCTTATGGCTTAATGTTACTTTGTTAGCTTCCATTTTCAAATACTTTTAGGTTCAAAAAATGTCAGCTACAAAAATATAAGTAATTGACGGATAAGTTGCTACGCAAATCATAGCAGAATAGTGAATAAAGTACTATGGGAAGATGAATTTGATGTGTGCTATAAACTCAAGACAATTATAAACGAAAGAAATTCTCTCATTTGGTTTATTTCGAGTACCTTTGCGGTATAATTAGTTTGAATAGTTAGTATATGGTAGAATACACAAGTAGTAGATTATGTTTCAAGGCTGATTTGATTGAGCCTTTGAATGATAATGATTCATTTATTGTGCATATTCCAGATGGAACATTCAAGTTTACAAAAGCTGATTTCTATCGTGTCTTTTCAAATGTTATTGAAACCAAGAGCTATCAAGAGGGCAGATTGTATAGTTGTAAATATCCTCCCAAACGAGCTATGCAATTTTTAATATCGGGACAACCTACACCATATAGGCAGTCAGAAAGATGTATGCCCACAAAAGATTTGGTAGGGAAAGAAATCCGAATGAAAATTAAGGAGATAGGTACATTGTGGCGTAATTCTCCTAATAACCCTCAGATAGATGTTGAAGTACTTGAAAATTGGAATAATCTGATAGAGAAATGGATTTCAGACAAAGATATGCCATTGATTATTCGCAAAGAAACAAATAAACGAGGTCAATCCTTTGTGCATCCCTGTGGAAGAGAGATTATCGTTTCAGATAATACCGTAGCTATTTGGGTGTATAATAATGTTCTAAAAGGGATAGTGTTCACCTTATCTCAAATCAAAGAGCTGTTGAGCCAAAAAGAGTTACCAATGGTGTTTATGGCAACAAAGGAAATTAAGGCAAATGCCAAGTACACCAAACCATTAGGTAGTTATGCTTTGCCTAATTGGAAATTGTGTCATATTCAACCTGTGGGATTTAATACTAATACAAGCATTGAAGATTTGGAAATTTCCGATATTGAAGACCATTTTCGAAAATATGTAAATCCGAACAATATGTTCGTACTTCCTAAAGAAATTGGTTATTTAGGAGAAATAGATGTATTTATAGAGGAGCAAAAACGATAAAAGATAAATAGCAGGTGTTCATTGCGTTCCTACTATTTATCTAATCTACAATCTACTACATATCATTTGAAGAATTGACAAGCGAAAGGAGATAGCATACTTTCTCTTTTCGCAGGTACAGTCTTTCAAGAACGGCATTGCGTACCCGTTCCGCTCCGAATGTGCTGATATGGAAAGCAAGGGCAACTATCGCTTCAAGGTTGTAAACCTCCATACTGCAATTATCGGATACCCGTATGCTTCGCCTTATCTCGTATTCCCTTAAAACTCCGCTCTTGCAAAGAGCCTTCAGCCCTGCACGGAATGTCGGGGCGGTTACTCCGAACAGGGCGCAAAGTTCCCATTCGCTCATGGCGGTTGCGCCTATGTCGGTCGGCATGATGATGTTGCCGTTACCATCTGTTGTGATGATGCTTCGTTTCATGGCTATGCTTGATTATGGGGTTACACTTCCGAACGATGCGTTCAGCTTGTTGCCGAACATCGTCAGGTCATTGTCAAGTTTCTGTGTGGTTATCTTCGCATAGATTTGAGTCGTGACAATGTTCGTGTGTCCCAGCACACGGCTCACGCTTTCAATGGGCATTCCCTTGCTAAGAGCCAGTGTTCCAAACGTATGACGTGCGCAATGGTAGGAGATTTGCTTCTCTATTCCGCATTCCGTCATTACCTTTTTCAGCTGTTTGCACATCGTCCAATAGTTGATTTTTCCGAAAACCAGCCTGTCTTCCGACAGATACTTGTACCGTTCGATTATCTGCAAGGGAATATCCAGCAGCTTCACTTGGAACGGGACATTTGTCTTATGCCGTTTCGACAATATCCATTTCTCACCGTTCACCTCCACTATTTCGTCCGTTGTGAGTTCTTTCATATCCACGAAAGACAAGGCGGTGAAGCAGGCGAAAATGAACAGATCCCGCACCAATGCGAGGGTGGGGTTGTCAAACTCGTGCGCCATGATTCTTTTGATTTCGTCCTCTGTCAGATACTCCCGTTCCTTAACATTCGGGCTGATATGGAACTGCGCAAACGGATTTCTCGGTATCAGTCCGTTATAGTGCGCACGCATGACCACGCCTTTCAGCCACATGCAGTTCAGCCAGATGGTGGCGTTTTTCAGTCCCCGTTCAGCCGTAAGATAAGCCGCAAACTCCTTGATGAAGTCGGGCGTAAGTTCCAGCATGGACATATCCGTCCGTCTGTAGAATGACTTGATAAAGGCTGCGACATAGTTCCTTGCCCTCACCATTACCTTGTATGTGCCGATGCTGCGGTCTTTGCCGACACGTTTCAGGAAGTTGGCGCAATCCTTGTCAAAAGACTTTATCAGTGTCTCATACTCGCTTCCTACCCCTTGGTAGGCATTGCGCACCATTTCAGCCGTTACGTATGCCTCTCGGTCGGATATGCGCTGATAGT